AATAAAAATGGCAACAACCACATCAATTACAACAACCTATGCTGGAGAGTTCGCAGGAAAATATATCTCTGCTGCGCTCCTCTCGGGAAAAACTTTGTCTGAAGGTAGTATTACCGTAAAGCCAAATGTTAAGTTTAAAGAAGTAGTAAAGAAATTAGCAACTGATGCAATCGTAAAAGATGCTACGTGTGACTTCGATCCTACATCTACACTTACACTTACTGAAAGAATTCTACAACCAGAAGAATTCCAAGTTAATTTGCAACTCTGTAAAAAAGACTTCCGCAGCGACTGGGAGGCCGTTCAGATGGGCTACTCGGCCTTTGACAACCTACCGCCATCGTTTGCAGATTATCTAATTGGACACGTAGCTGCAAAGGTAGCTGAAAAAACTGAGCAAAACATCTGGGGTGGCGTAAATGCTACTGCTGGTGAATTTGATGGTCTTACAGTTCTTATGGCAGCTGATTCAGACGTTAACGACGCAGCTAATGATACTGAAACATCCTACACATCTTCTAACATCGTTTCTTTGTTAGGTAATGTTGTAGATTCTATTCCATCTGCAGTTTACGGAAAAGAAGATCTAACAATCTACGTACCTACAGTAGCTTTACAAGCTTATGTACGTGCACTTGGTGGATTTGGAGCTTCTGGACTTGGTGCTGCTGGTACAGATTCTAAAGGATCACAATGGTACGATATGGGTAACGCTCTTGCATTCGAAGGAGTAAAAATCCAACACGCACCTGGTATGCCTAGCGATCACATCGTAGCTGGTGAAGCTTCTAACATTTACTTTGGTACAGGTCTATTAGCAGACCACAACGAGGTGAAAGTTATCGATATGGCAGATCTAGATGGTTCTCAAAACGTTAGAGTAGTAATGCGATTTACAGCTGGTGTACAATATGGCATCGGTGGTGATTTAGTACTACAGACTTTAGCTTAATAATTAAATAACATAAAGGGGTAGGCTAGGTATATATCCTACCTACCCTTTTTTTAAAACAAAAAAAATATGGCTTGTGCATTAACTAAAGGTAGAATTGAACCTTGCAAGGATAGCGTCGGTGGTCTTAAAGAAGTTTATTTTGCAGACTTCGGGGATTTAGACGCAACTGGTGCTAACCTTGGAAGCAATGATGATATTGATAACTTTGATTCTACTACCGGGACGGTTTATAAATACGATTTGAAAGGTAACTCATCTTTCGAACAGGCAATTACAAGCTCCAGAGAAAATGGTACAACTTACTTCGAGCAAACACTTAACCTAACATTGAAAAAATTATCTGCAGCGGATAATAAAGAAGTTAAGCTATTAGCCTATGGTAGACCACAAATTATTGTAAGAGATTACAATGATAACTATTTTTTGGTTGGCCGAGAGCACGGAGGGGAAATTACCGGGGGTACAATTGTAACGGGAGCTGCTATGGCAGATCTCAGCGGTTATACTCTTACTTTTTCTGGGCAAGAAACTTTGCCTGCTAACTTTATTAATGTAGATTCAAATGATGGTTCAAGCATGGTGGTTGGAACAACTACTTTGACGATTACATCTGGATCTGATTTTTAATAACTGATTTACTTATATATTAAGGGGCTATTATGGCCCCTTTTTTATTTGGATTAAAATAACAAAAACAACTTTTTTTTATTATATATATATGCTAACAATAGGAACAAGCGGAGCTAAAACATTTAATGTAATTCCCAGACAGGATGCTACGTCTGTTACCGTTTCGTTAACAAGCGAAACAACAGGAACATCTTACACAGATAATACGTCCATAAGCCAAAATAGATACTATTATGATATGGCTTGTGATTTTGAAACAACGTTACAAGAAAGTTCTTTCTATATGCTAGAAGTTAAGGAAGGCAGCAACGTTATTTTTAAAGATAAGGTATTTTGTACAGACCAAACATTAAGCGACTTTAGCGTAAACCATAACACCTATACAGAACATTCTAGCGACAACGAATTTATTGTGATATGAGTAATTTGCATATATTAAATTTAGCAGCATATAATAGACCGGAAATAACCGAAAACAAAAACAAGGATTGGGTTAATTACGGGGAGGACAATAACTATTACCAATACATTATAGATTGCTACAATGGATCTGCCACCAACAATGCTATTATTAATGGTGTTGTAAATATGATTTACGGTAAAGGATTGGATGCTACAAACTCGTCTAGGAAGACGGATGAGTATGCACAAATGAAGTCTATTTTTGGGAATGATTGTGTTAGGAAAACTGTTTTAGATCTAAAACTACTTGGCGAAGGATCTATGCAAATAATTTACAAAAATGGTAAAGTATATAAAGCTGAACACTTCCCAAGACAAACACTACGTGCTGAAAAATGCAACGAGGAGGGACAAATAGAAGCTTATTACTACCACCATAATTGGAAAAAAATAAAGCCATCCGAACAACCAAAAAGAATACCAGCTTTTGGATTTGGTAATGGAAAGGAACCGGAAATAAAAATCATAAAAAGATATGTTTCTGGATTTGACTACTATGCGCCAGTAGATTATCAAGGTGGTTTAGCTTATGCAGAACTAGAAGAAGAAATTGCTGACTACTTAATAAACGAAGTACAATGTGGATTCTCAGGTACAAAAGTAGTTAACTTTAACAACGGTGTACCAGATAGAGAAAAGCAAATGCAAGTAAAAGATGATGTACTTGGTAAGCTAACTGGATCACGTGGAGAAAAAGTAATTGTAGCATTTAACAATAATGCAGAGTCTAAAACTACGGTAGACGATATACCACTTAATGACGCACCACAACATTATGAATATCTATCTAATGAATGTGTAAAGAAATTAATTATTTCACATAGAGTAACATCGCCACTTTTAATTGGTGTTAAAGATGGTAATTCTGGTCTTGGTAATAATGCAGACGAAATTAAGACTGCTACTTTATTATTTGATAATATCGTAATAAAACCGTATCAAGAATTACTAACTGATTGTTTTGATGCTATTCTTGCTGTTAATGGTATATCTTTAAATTTATATTTTAAAACATTACAGCCACTTGAGTTTACTGACCTAACAAATGCTATATCTGAGAGTGAAGTAGAAAAAGAAACTGGTGTTAAAAGAGACCAAGTTGATGAAGAACCTCAAATAGAAGAAGAAGAATAATATGGCAACTGCACTATTCGTAAAAAGAGCTGACCTTGTAAAGAACACCGCACTTAATGGTTCGGTGGACACTGATAAGTTTATTCAGTTCATACACATAGCTCAAGAAATTCACGTCAGAAATTATATGGGTACTGATTTATATAATAAGATTAGTCAAGATATCATTGATGGCGATTTAACAGGAGACTATTTAGCACTTATAAACGATTATATTCAACCTATGCTTATTCACTTCGCTATGGCTGAATACCTACCTTTTGCAGCGTACACAATCGCTAATGGTGGCGTATATAAGCATAACTCTGAGAATAGTACAATCGCCAGTAAAGAAGAGGTTGACTTACTAATTAATAGAGAACGTGATTACGCAGAATACTATACTCAGCGTTTTATAGACTATATGAGCTTCCACGCAGATGAGAAGTTCCCAGAGTATTATACAAATAATAATGAGGATATTTACCCAGATAAAGACGTATTATTTCACGGATGGAATCTATAAGTAAGTACAAGCCTAAAGAGGGTAACATAGTAAAGTTAAAGAAGTATTTAGAAAAGAGAGTTAAACAAGTAAAACAGACAAAAAACATTGGCTACACTAAATAATCAAAAGATAAAAGATACTTTCAAGGGATTACTAAAAACCCTTGATAACGCTGAGATTACAGGTCAGGTAGAAATTACTGATGGCGATGGTAATCAAACAGGCGTATTTATAAATACTGATGGCTCTATAAAGGTTACTGGCACTGCCGAGTTTGGCTCACTCAAAGATACTGGAGAAGATATTACAATCACTAAGTTTGTAGATGAAGCTGACGGCATTTCTAACAATGATGACGACAGTTCAATACCCACTTCAGCAGCAGTAAAAGATTATGT